AAAAAAACCGCGATGCTGACGGGCGCGGATGCCGCTGTATCCTCGGAGTTCTTAAGCTCCTTGGCGCAGATCCTGCTCCCCGTCCATGGGGAAGTCAAGTAAATCTGTGTAGAAATGTGCAGATTGGTTGAAGCGGCAGACAGGCTCATGCCGACACCTGTGCAGCAGTCGTTGCAGGCAACACGTCGTACGCACCACCGGCGGCGATGTGAGCCTCCACTAGGGCGCGAAGCTCGGCAGCGTCGCGCTGTTTCTGCGCGAAGGGCACGTACTCGACCCCTGCCGGCACGGTGACGAAACTCGGCTGCATCGCCGAGCACCATCCATCAAATTGTGTCTTGTGGCGCATCACGGGCGCAGCACTCCCTTGCTGGCACCGTAGGGCGCCAGGTCAGTTGGTGGTGGAAGGGGAAATGGCGGTCAGGAGACGGGCGGGGCGCCGCATTCCTGCTGATTGCATTCGGTGGCTTCGATCCAGTCGATCTGCGCATCACCGAGTTCCTGGCGCCAACGTTGCTGCAGCAACGAACGCTCGTAGCCGGGCGTCGGCGGTAGCTCGCATGCCGGGGCATTGGGCAGGCCGCTGGGGCTGGCGATGCTGGTCAGTTCCGACATGCCCGTGTAAGTCGCGCCGCACATGGGGTTCTGGCACACGTACGCATCGGTCCGCAGATGACGGTGCTGCAAGGCGCTGGTGCGCTTCGTCAACGGCGTGCCGCAGGCGTCGCAGGTGAAGACGGCGCGTTTTCCGACCGGCCCGCTCATGCCTTGGCCCTGCGCTTGGCTGCGGTCGCAACAGCCTTCGCCGGCGCCGAGGCCGTACCCCGAGCGGTCTTGGTGGTGCGAATCCGGGCGGATTTGGGCGATTCTGTGTGAGAATCAGGGGCGGCTTTCATGCCGAGGGCTACAGCGGCTGCGTGGGTCTTGCCGATCCGGCACTTGCTGTCGATCCGCAAGGCGTTGTTCACCGCATGGCGGCTCAACCCGTTGGCTTCTGCGAAGGCAGCAACCGACAGGCCGTTGTCGACAAGCCACTGGCGCGCCTGCTCAGCAGTGCGCAGCTTGGATGCGGTAGTCCGTCGTTTGGCGTTCATTCCGTTTCCCCTGTGTATTTCTGGGTGAAATGGTGGTGAAGTTAACTGCACCTGTCAAGGGGGAATTTGCGTGTCTGTAGGTATTCGCCTGAAAGAAGAACGGAAGCGGCTGGGTCTGACCCAGGAGGCCATGGGATTGGCCTGCGGTGTTGCCAAGCGCACGCAGATCCTGTTCGAGCAAGATGCCCACCTGCCCGGTGGTGCCTACTTCGTCGCCGCTGATGAACTCGGCGTCGATGTGACCTATGTGCTGGTGGGCAGGCGCGAGCGCTTGGCCGAGGCTGATGCCGACCTGCTCGATGCGTGGCGCAGTGCGTCGGCTTCGGCACGTGCCGCCGTGATGGCCGCTCTGCGCGGCGCAGCGCCGGCGTCGGCCGCAAGCGCGCCTCGAACGTCCTTCGAGAACACCAGCATCGGCCAGCAGATCAGCGGCGATGTTGACCTGCGCGGGCAAAAGATAGTTGTCAACGCTCCGAAAGGATCGAAGAAAGCCGCCCGCTGAGCCTTATTCCGCATCGCATTCAGGCCGCTAAACCGCCCGTACGGGGCGTCTATAGGGCGCGGTTTTCGATGTGAGGGAATATGGGTAGCAGCGGTGAGGTGAAGGGTGGTCAGGCAACGTATGTGTGCAGCTGCACGACGGTTTTTGAAGGGGCGGTGATCGGCCAAGTGTTCACCGGCGACGTGCAGATGCAGTGCCCACACGCGTACTGCAACCGCTCGACAGTCAAACGGCACCTCCACCGTTTTGCGAGTAAGGCTGTCAGCGCCGCAGTCGCCCTGACGATCATAGATGGCTGCAGCACGGCTTCTAGTTTCCACGAGCTTGTCTATGCGTATGTAGCGATCCGAGCAATAGAGTGGATGGATTCTCGGCTCATCAAATAGAGGGAAGTTATGACGGTCAAGATTGTTACTGTATTCAATAACAAGGGGGGGGTTGGCAAGACCACCCTTACGTACCATCTCGCACACGCGCTGGGCGCGCTGGGAAAGAGAGTGCTGCTCATCGACCTCGACCCGCAATGCAACCTGACGATTAACGCGCTACCTGTGCATGTCATAGAGAGCATGTGGGAAGCGGAAAATGCTTATATTGAAGACTTCCAATTGGCGAGAGACGCAGATCCGGAAGGCTTTAAGAATCTCACTCAGCAGCCTCGAAGTGTTCACTTTCTCCTCAAGCCAACGGAAGACGGCGCAGCAGATATCGGGTATTGCCCTCCGCCGGCACCTCTCGCTGACAATGTGCATCTCATACCAGGTCGCCTAACACTCCATATGTTTGAGGCCAAGATTGGCGAGCGGTTTGCCGGGGTGTACCAAGGTGACCCCTTGGCAATCAGGACGTCCACCAAGGTTCGCGCCCTCGCGCACGACTACGCGAAAATCCATGGTTACGACGTAGTTATCTTTGACACCTCTCCCAGCTTGGGTGCGTTGAATCGAAATCTTCTATCGCTAGCCGACGGATTCATGATCCCCTGTTCGCCCGATCTATTCTCCGTATACGGAATCAAGAATATCGGCGACGCATTGCGGATATGGCGAAATCAGTTCGAGAGCATCTTCCATTTCCTTTCGGACCAGAAGCGCTCGAACTTCCCGGAGAAGTTTGTCCGATTCATGGGATACACGATCTACAATGCCAAGCGCTACAGTAAGTGGGAAAGTGAACTAAACCTGGCCAAGGCGCATCACGATTACGCAAAGCGCATTCCACAAACTATCAACGAAGCGATCGATCCGCAGAATCGCCTCCCGTTCCCTGGGCTGGTCGAGGGCTCGATGGGCGGGAACGCTGTAATCCACAGCCACAATACGTTCCCGAGCATGTCGCAGAAGTATCACGTGCCAATGTGGCAACTGCCTGCGTATGAGCACTTGGACAACGACGACAGGTTAACCATCCGGGGCAATCAAGATTCTTACTTCGAGACTTATGCCAAGTACTGCGAGTTCGCAGCTGACTTTGTTGCGAGGTTGAATCTGCTATGACTGCCGATGACCACAGCGATCTGCTCAATCTGTTTGATAAGCGCAAGCACGAGCTGAGCACCTTCATGAAGCACGTAGCGGAATTCATTGGGCTGCATCCTGATCTTACCCAGCCTGGCTCTGAGATCGTCCATTCATTTAAATCCCGTTTGAAGGATCGCGATCACCTCCGCGAAAAGATCATCCGGAAGATCGCTGAAGGACGTAAGATCACAACGGATAACATGTTTACGCAGATCACGGATCTTGCAGGTGTGCGCGTTATGCATATTTTCCAAGAACACTTCGCGCAGATCGATGCCGTAATTCGAGCTCGAGTGGCCGAAGGTGACTGGGTCCTCTCTGAGAAAGCCAAGGCATATACATGGGATCCCGAGGCTGCAGACTTCTTCCGAAAATTCGACCTTGCTGTTGAGGAGAAGCCGACCGCCTACACCAGCGTTCACTACCTAGTCCGGCCACGCACCGACTCGCCCATATGCTGCGAGGTCCAGGTACGGACGCTGTTCGAGGAAATCTGGGGAGAAGTAGACCATCAGATCAACTACCCGAAGCCGACAGACAGCTTGGCATGTAAGGAGCAATTGAAGGTTCTATCGAAGATCGTCGGCGCCGGGAGTCGGCTGCTGGACTCGCTCCACCGGGTCCGGAACGATGAGATCGAACGCGCAGCCAAAGCAGCTCAGTAGTGGCGGTCGCCTAGCCGGCTTGGCGCTCTAAATCGAGCTGTGTTGAGAAGCCCCCACTACCGTCGACGGTGTGGGTGGCTTTGGCCACCAGCCAATCTGTGCCATCGATCTCGGGTTTGAACCCGCTCACCGTCACCGTCTGTTCTGGATAGATATCGGCGCGGCCGAGCGCGAGGCGGTAGCTGAGCTGGGCGGTGCCGCGATCAAGCCGTTTGAACTCCGCCTCAGCGTGCTGGCGCGCTTCCTCCGCAGTGGCATAGGTGGGCTGCAGCTTCTTCTCGTTCTCTGACGTGCCGACCAGGACGCCGGTGCGGCGAGCGGCCTTGCGGTCGCCCCAGTACGCGCGCACGCCTGTGTACTTCTCGCGGTCAGCCACGGTGTAGCGGTGTTGATCGCCGGATGCGCGAGTGATCTGGACACCGGGAAGTGGCTGGCCGCTGGCGGTAGTGCCGGCGCCGATGGGCGCGAAGATCAGCGCGCCGGCCTTCACCGTAGCCACCGCATCAAACCGCTTCCCCAAGCGCGTCAGGAGATTGATATCGCTCTCGTTGGCCTGGTCAAGATGCGGGATGCGGACGGACGCAAGGTTTGCGGCAATGGACGGGCGCAACGAATGCTCGGCGGCGATTGTGCCGAGAATGTCGCCCAGCGTGGCGTCATGCCAGCTGCGCTCGCGGCGGCTGCGGACAGCACCGGTCAGATCCGCCGAGCGCGCCCGGATGGAGACGATATCGGGAGCGCCGCTGTGCTCCACGTCATCGACCACGAACGTGCCCTTATCGAACAATCCGCTCTCGCGCCAGCCGATGGCCACCTGCAGCGTGACGCCACGTCGCGGCAGCGCCACGCGCCCATCATGGTCGTGCAACCGCAGATTCAGTTCGTCGGCTTCGTCGCCCCGGCTCTCCGTCAGCGACAGGTCTAGCAAGCGCGGCGCGAGGCGGTCGGTCAGATCCTGCCCGTCCAGCACCACGCGCCATGCGGGGATCGGGTACGGTGCCGCCCTCATGCGACCGCCTCGGTGGCGCCGTCGTCGTCGCGCTCCAACTGCATCTGAAACTCGATCAGGCGCGGCGTGCCGTCGGGAAAGAACTCCTTGCGCGTCTCGTTCAGGCTGACCAGCAGATAGGCGCCGTATACGCGGCCACTGCCCTCTACCAGCGCCTGTGGCTTGCCCTGGTCGCCCAGCTCCCGCAGCGTGTCGAGGACCTGCAGATCGCCTACCAGCTCGGCGGCGATGGTGCCCTGCAGGGTGATGGTGTCGTCGCCTGGGCCAACGTACTGACGGGCCGGGCGTGCGCCCAGCCGCTCGCTGCTGGCGTGGCGCCACGTCATCTGCCGTTGCAGCTGCTCGTAAGCAGCTGTTGAAAGGGAAAACACAAACGTGCCGTAGGTCATCATCATGGCGGTGTGCCTCAATCGCTCAGACGGGAGCCACGGCGGCTGGCCCGCTCGCGCTCAATGGTTTCAATGGTCTGACGGACCAGGTCGGCGATGGCCTGGCCGTCGCTGCCCGGTGCCGCTGTGATCTGGATCGTGTAGCTGTTGCCGCCTGCGGCGCCCGTGGCGGCCTGCGCGGCACCCGGCGCCACTACCGGGCCGGCGCTGGCCATGACGGGCAGCGCAGCGGCGCCCAGGGCGATTCCTGCGCCTGCCTGCTTCATCCGGTCGCCCAGGGTAGCCACCTGCGACAGCGGCTCGCCCTGGCTGCGGTCGAGGCCCCCGGCCAGGCCCTGCATGGTGAAGTCACCGAACTGCGCGAACACCCGCGATGGGCTGTGGATGCCGAGCATGCCCTTGAACTTGCCCACCACGCCCGAGGCGACGCCGGCGACGGCATCCATGGCCGCGCTGCCTTTGGACACGATGCCGTTGACCAAGCCCTGCACCATGTCGATGCCGGCCTGCATCATCTGCGCCGGCCAGCCGAGCAGGATCTGATTCACGCCTGCCCACATCGCGCTCAGGCCCGAGCGGATCTTGTCGCCGTTGCCGGTGAACAGGCCCACGATCAGATTCCACGCGCCCTGCAGGTACGTCCACGCACCGCCAACAGCGTTCTGGATCACCGGCAGGATGGTGGTAAAGGCGCTTACCAGCCAGCCGATGGCCTTCACCGCCATGCGCAGGTTCACCGTCAGCACGGTGCCCAGGATCTGGCCGAACCCGCGCCCGGCATCGGTGGCGCCTTGCAGCTGCTCGCTGGTGGCCTCGAACGGGGCGAACAACTTCATCACCCAGCCCCACGCCTGGCTCATCGCCGAGGACACCATGTCCCACACCGGGCCGAGCGGTTCGAGCGCGGTGGCCAGCTCGGCCATGATCGGATTGACCACGTCGACAATGCCCTGCCAGGTGCCGATCATGAATGCCTTGATCGGCTCCCAGTATTTCCACACCAGCGCTGCCACCACGCCGATGGCGGCGCCGATGGCCAGCACCGGCAGGCTGATGCCCCCGAGCAGCGGCAGCAGCATGCGGCCAACGTTGAACAGCATCGGGAACGCCCGGCCGCCCAAGGAAAGCACCTGGCCCACCAGCTTGCCCAAGCCGCCGCCACCGCTGAGCAGCATCACAGCCTTGTGGATCTGCGTCAGCGCCATCGCGCCTACCCCACCTGCGACAACCAAGCCGCCGAGCGCAGCAGCCAGCGCGGTGCCGCCGATGGCCAGCTTGGCGATGGTGGCCACCAGCTGCGGGTTGTTCTTGACCCACTCGGCCATGCGGTCGGCGACCTTGGCCACGCGCGCAGCCAGTTCCTTCACCGTGGGCAACAGGGTCTTGCCGATGCGCTGGGACAGCACGATGGCGCTGTTCTTGAGCAGGATCAGGCCATTCTCGGCCGTGCCGACACGCGCGGCGTACTCGGCGTTCATCGAACCGCCGTACTTCTGCTCATCGGAGACCTTGCCCAGGTTCTCCTTCAGCAGGTCGAGGTTCGTCAGCAGCGGCGCGATGGCGCCGATGGACTCGCGGCCGAACAGCTGCGTCATGGTCGCGGCCTGTTCGGCCTTGGGCAGCTGCTTGAGCTTTTCCAGCACGCCGAGAATCGCGCCGCCGGCGTCGTCCTGCATCGCCTTGGCCAGATCCCCTGCCTTGAGGCCGAGCTTGTCGAACGATGCCACCTGCCGGGCAGTTGCGGCATCGCCCGAGGACAGCGTGAGCAGCATGTTCTTGATGCCCGTGGCAGACACTTCCGACTCGATGCCCATACCGGCCACCGTCGCGCCCAGCGCTGCCAGCGGGCCGCTACCGAGGCCGGCGACCTCACCAAGGGCACCGATACGGTTCACCACTTCGCTGATCTTCTGCACGCTGGCCGGGCCGGTGTTGCCCAGGTAGTTGATCTTGTCGGCCAGCACGACAACGTCATCCTGGCCCATGCGGAACGCGGTGCGCCAAGTCGCCATCGTCTGGCCGGCGTCTTCGGCGGTGGTGTCGAACGCCACACCCATCTTCGCCGCGTCCTCGGCGAAACGGGTCAGCTCGTTGCTGGCGATGCCGGCCTGGCCGGCGGCGGCGACGATCTTGGCGATGTCGGTGGGCACCATTGGCAAGCGCCGCGACAGCTCCTGAATATCGTTGCCCATCTTCTCGAAGCCGTCAGGCGTGTCGAAGTCCACTACCTTCTTCACGTCGGCCATAGCCGACTCGAAGTCCATGGCCTGAGCGATGGGCAGGACTTGGGCGCGCAGCGCGCCGAACGCGGCCAGTGCGACACCCGCGCCGTGGGCTGCTGCATTCATGCCGGCGCTGTGGATCTTCTGGCTACGGGCCTTTGCTGCGTCAAGCGCAGCCAAGCGAGCGCGCTGCTGCTCCATCTGCTGCGAGGCGGCGGCGATATCCGTGCGCAGCCTGCGCTCATGCGCACCGAGCTGGCGCGTGCTGATGCCGGCCCGATCCAGTCCCGAGCGCAGCCGCTGCAGCTCAACCTGCTGCTGTTTCTGCTGGGCGCTCAGCTGGGCGGCGGCAGTCTTGGCCTGGCTGAACTCGCGGCTCAGCTTGCGGGTGGGGGTGCCAGCCTCCCTCATCTGGCGGGCAAGCGCCGCCACGCGCGCCTGCGCCTGTTGGTAGCTCTGCTCGGTACCGCGCAGCGCCTGCTGCTGCTGGCGGTAGGCGCTCACATCGCGCTGGGCGCTGTTCAGGCGCCGGAGGGTGGCTTGCTGCGCCTGTAGGGCCGAAGCCAGCCCCTTGCTGCCGGCCATGACTTTGCGGAAGGGAGCGGTGGCCTGATCGAGAGCCTGCAGCACCACCTGCAGGCGAAGGTTGCCGCCGCTCATGCGACGACAACCGATGTACCGGCTACGCCGAGGGCGTGTCGGTCGGTGAGGAAACCAGTGCCGCCAGCAGGCGGCACAGCGCGCTCAATGCCCAGGTCAGCAGAGTGCCGACTCCGCAAAGCAGGAGGCCCGCCAAGGCGATGAAGACCACTATGTCCATGGGCGAAAGGTATCACGGCTCGGCTCCACTTCTTACAAGGGCGCGCTCGCGCCATTCGATCAGTTCAGACAGCGAGAGGGCCGATAGCTCGGTGAGAGTGAATGGGAAAATCACCGCGATATCGGCCATGAAATCCTCTACGCGCTGAGGAATTCCCGCTGCGCCTTCGGCACAAAAAAACCAGCGGCGAGGGTGCCGATGGCGACCAGGTCGGCAGGGTCCAGCTTGTTCACGTCTGCAGCCGTCAGCGTCGGCTCAGTGATGCGCGGCAGCAGCGCGGCCACCGCGCTCACGTCGATCTGCAGCAGGTCCACCAGCTTGATGCCGCGCAGCTCCCCGGCGTTGGGCTTGCGCAGCTTGATGGTGGCGATGACCTGCTCGCCGCGCTGGATTGGGTAGTCGAGGGTGACCGTGTTGGCGTCGATGGCTTCGGCGCCGGCGGTGGTGGTGGCTTTGTCAGTCATGTCGTGGGTCTCTCAGGGCAGAGGTGGGCCGGGCCGCTGAGGCAGCCCGGTTATGTGGGTCAGGCGCCGATGGCGCGTCGCTGGCCGGCCAGCTGGTCCACGCCGTTGACGATGAACACCATGCCGACCATGTCGATTTCGATCTCGGTACGGCCGTTGATGCTCAGCTTGTAGTAGCTGGCGGTGGTCTTCACGCTGAACTCGGTGTCGTCACCGACCTTGCCGGTGCCGGGGTCGATCTCGCTGTGGCGGCCGCGGATGACGATCTCCAACGCGTCCACGTCGGCGCTGTCTTCGCGCTGGTATGCGCCAGCGAAGCGCAGCTGCACGGCGTTGTGAGCGATGGCGCCGTACTGGCGCAGCACGTCGCGCATCAGTCCGCCGCACTTCCATTCCAGTTCGATCTTTTCCTGGCCGAGGTCGATATCGACGGGGCCGAGCATGCCGCCGGCGCGGTATTCCTCCATCTTGCGGGTCAAGCTCGGCAGCTTGACCTCGGTGACCTGGCCCAGGTAGCTGAGGCCGTCATTGAACAGGTTGAGATTCTTGAGCTTGCTGGGCATGGACATGGGAATGGTTCCTCAGTACGGCATCAGCCGTTGATACGGGCCGGGAAGTCGGCGAAGTAGCGGTCGGTGATGCGCTGGTTCAGTACCAGGTTCTCCAGCGGCGGTACCGGCGTGTAGTCGTAATCGATGGTCACCCGGCCGGCCTTCAGCTGGCTGGGCTCGTTGGCGGCTTCGTCGTACCAGGCCGATGCACCCAGCACGTAGCCCGCGTTCACCAGCTCGCGGAATTTGGCATTGATGCTCTCCAGCATGTCGCGGATGAGCGACGGATGCTCGGGCTTGTCGATGTAGACCATCTGCGCCTCTGCAATGGTGTCGGCCAGGATCTGTGCGGTGCGCGTGGCCGTCTCGAAGGCGAACAGCGGGTCGTCGCTGCAGGTTCGCGAACCCCAGAACTTGTAGCCGTTGGAGTTGATGAGGGTGGTGATGTCGGCGGCGTTCAGCAGGCCAGCGTCGGTCGCCGGATCTTGCAGATCCCAGTGCACGTCGCGGCTGATGCCGGTCACGCCGGCGACGGCCACATTGGAGATCGATTTGTGCCAACCCTGCTGCTCATCGATCATCGCGCGCAGGCCCAGGGCGCGGGCGGTCGCGAACGCCATGCTGGTGGTGGCGTCGGCAGTGTTGAACGCGACGAAGTCGGGATAGATCAGCATCAGCTCGCGCTGGCTGAACTGCTCGCGATAGGCGATGGCCTCGCTGACCGAGGCACTGGCGGCACAGCTCACGTAGGCCATCGCGCGCAGCTTCTTGGCGATGACCGCCAGTGCGGCCGAAACCGGTTGGGTGTCCAGACCGGGTGCGCCCAGGATGCGCGGACGCACGCCTACCTGCGCCTCAGCCACCAGCAGCGCCTGCATGCCGGTGAAGGTGGCGCCGTCCTTCTTGCCGATCACGTTGGCGGTGGTGGCGCTGTCGTCGGAACCTTCGGCGACGCGCACCACCACGGTAATGGCGTTGGCTTGGTCGGCAATGGCCTGCAGCGTGGCGCGCAGCGTGCCGCTGGTGCCGGCCTTGCCGACGGCGCCCAGCACGTCGGTCAGGAGCACGGGACGGTCGAGGGGGAACAGCGTGGCGTCGGCGTCCTGCGCGGTGCAGACGACGCCGACAACAGCGGTGGCAACAGTGCGGATCGGACGCACGCCGCCGTTGATTTCGATGACGCGTACGCCGTGGTGGTAGTCGGTGGCCATGAGGGAACTCCTGCGGTTATGGGGTGCGGAAGCGAAGCGGGACAGAGAGACGGGTGGTGCTGGAGGCGCCGGCGGGCACCGTGCGCTGGCCATCCAGATCCAGCACGAACGTGCCTGGCTCCTGACCACGCGAGAGGGTGATGCGACTGAGGCGCAGGCGCGGCTCCCAACGCATCAGCGCCGTTGCAGTAGCGCCATACAGGCGCAACCGCGTGGCTTCGTTGAACGGCTGGTCGATCAGCTCCGGCAGCAGCGAGCCGTAGTCGCGGCGCTGGATGCGCGAGCCGATGGGAGTAGTGAGAATGTCGGCAATGGACTGCCGCAGATGCGCGGTGTCGTCCTTGAAACTGCCTGCCTGACCGTCCATGCCGATCATGCCGGCGGTCCCGACGTGCCGCTGCCCGGCTGCACCGCGCCGTGCTTATGCTGCTTGAGGCTGATGCCGCCGCCCACAACGTCCTCGGAAGCCTCAGCCTTGCCGTTGATGGTGACCTGGCCGGTGATGCTGGTATCGCCGTTGATGGTGACCGGCCCGTTGATCGTCACGCCACCATCTGCGGTGATCGTGGCAATGCCACCGCTGGGCAGGATGGCTGCGAGCGCATGTGACGCGCTGTCGTAGCTGATGACAGCGCCATCACTGAACTTGACCGTGACCAGATCCGCATTGTCGGACGGGGCGGGGTACTGATCGCAGTACAGGCCGCGCAGGGCGACCGCATTGGCCAGGTCGCCGTCGCTGCACACCAGCGTCACCTGCTCGCCGATGCTCGGCGGTGCCCACACCGCGAGCGTGCCGGCGGCGGATGCCAGCCATGGGATGTAGTCGGTATGGGCCTCGCCCGTGCGGACACGACACAGCGCCCGCGCATGATCGACCGTCGTCACCACGCCATGGCGCAGCAGGTTGTTGATCTGTTGGGGCTGGGCGCTATCCATGCGCCCATGTTGTGCCGTGCCTCTCGCGCGCGCACGTAATGGCACGCGTAGATCGACGCGCTACAAAGCTGCGGTTACCACCAGCCGGCCGCGCCTACGCTGGCCACCATGATGGAACGGCTGACGTTCCCGCCGGCCCTTCGCATGAGGCAGTGGAACTCCACATCCGCGCGCACATTCTGGCCCGAAGCGCTGGGCACGCTGACCTGGGCCGAGCATGACTGCGAAGCGCTGGCATTGCGCCAGTCCGGCGCCGTACTGCCAACGTTCGCTGCGCCGACGTTGGCGAACTCGAAGCGCACGTCGTACTCGCCCACGCCGCCGTTGCGCAGCCACATCCCGCGCTCTGCCACGCGGCTGGAGTTGTTGCCGCCGCCGATGGTCGACACCCAGACCTCGTAGGCGCCATCAGCGTTAATGCGCAGCTCCACCTGCGCCGAGGTGTTGCCCTGCGCGTTGGTGTCGGATTGGTTGTGTGCGGAGAAGCCCTTGCCGTGAAAGGGCAGAACGTAGGTTGCTGTGCCCTTTGCAGCCCACAGGTTCGACACGTCGACGCCGCCGGAGCGATATCCCACGTCGCCACGCTTCTGACCGTACTGGATGTGGGCATACCGGAGCGGTTGCCCGCTCCGCCGGTATCCGCTGGCGGTTGGGCCATCGCCCATCACGTCGGGGTCGAACAGGTCGTCGAAGTCATAGCCATTGATGCGGTACCCGCTCGCCATGTCAGACCCTCTCCCGTAGCTCGCGGACCTGGCCAGCAAGCTCCTGAATCGAGCGGGCCAATACCGGCAGCAGCTGGTCGATCTTGATGGACGGGACGCGCTCGCTGTTGAACTCGACGCCTTCCAGGTTCACTGCTTCCGGTACCAGTTCGGCCAGTTGTTCGGCGACGAAGAACAGGCGGCGTCGGCCGTCGTTGTTGTACTCCGGCTTGTAGTGGCCCACTGCCAATTCCATGCGCTCGACTTCCGCCAAGCCATATGGCTGCGGACCTTCGATTTCCTTCAGCTTTATGGACGAACCGAAGTCGTAGCCGCCTGGCGTGTTGAACCCGGTGGGGCGGGCTTCGAACAACATGGTAAAAGCGCCGCTGTTGCCGTTGCGGATTCGCCCGAAGAGTGCGTCCCCGTTCGCCGTGTAGAAGTACGCGTGGTGTACGCCATCTTGCATGGCGATGCCGCCGCCATATGACCCGGAGGAGATGAGTCCTGCGGCCTGGGGTGCGTTGGGATCGAAGGCACCGCCGCCCTTGACACCACCGTTCGCAACCAGCGCCCCCGAACCGCTCAGGCTCGCGACGATCACGCCAGTGCTGTTGGCCCAGGCGTGAGCAGTCGCCCGATAGTACGCAGTCGCATCGGGGAGTGAGCCGTCGTAGCTGCTGCGGCTGTCCCAATAGACCACGTTTGAACCGCTAAAGACGCGAGCAACAGGGTTGCCAGGATAGCCAACGCGAAGGCCGACCGTGGTCAGGTCGCCGGTCATCGTGTCCCCCGTCTTGTTCACCTTTTTGCCGGGGTCAAAGTTGCCGCTGGTCCAGATGGTGCCGCCGGCCGAAAGGGTGGCCGTATACCCGCCCGCCGAGTTGGTGAAGTCGAAGTAGGCCCCGTTTTTAGCGATGGAGGAGCCAGTATCACCCAGCACCAGGATTCCGTTACTGGCGACGCCGTTCCATCCGTAAGAACGCAGCATGGCCCCATTCACCGCCAGTGGCCCGGTGAAGGTGTCTCCGGCACGGTTGGCTTTGCCGTCGAGCGCTGGCTGCAGGCCGTCTACCTCGCCGATTGGATGCGTGTGGGGAGCAGACGGAAACCTGTTCGGCACGCCAGTGAAGTTCTTCCACTCCAGGTAGTGGTCGCCGTGCGCGCCGTCAAGCAGGTCCGCGTTGAGGCCGTTCCCATGGCCCTCATCGCGCAGCGCAGCGGACTTCAGGCCCAGTTCGACGCGGAACATGGCGGCGGTGGCCAAGCCGAGCAGCGTCTTGACGAAGGTGGAGGGCGCCCCGGCTCCGAAGCGGTTGTTGATGTAGCGGGCCAGGCCGCGCGGGGTGATCGCCGTGGCGTGATCGCTGCCGGCGTCTGCCTCCTGCTCGGTGGCCAACCTCACTACGCCCATCTGCGTGGTCGTCGCCGGTGGATTGATGAAGTCGATATCGCCGACCTCGATGCTGGTGGCGTTGATCTTGGCGAACCGAATGTCCGTGGCCAGCAACAGGGTCGCGGCCGCTGCCTTCTCCATGATGGGCGTGGACTGCGAGTAGACGGCAAACAGCGTGCCGTCCTGCAGGTACAGGCCAAAGCCGCGCAGCGTGTACGTGTCGGTGCCGTCGTCGCGCACGTTCAGGTGCAGCGTGTCGTCGGCAACGGCCTTGCCACCGAAGGTGGTCAGGCGCTTGAACTCCGCCGGCACGGATGCGCCCACGGTGCCCACGTCGAAGTGCTGAGCAGTCAAGCCGACCTGTGCGACCTTGACCGGCGCGGTACCCGTGTTCTCTGCGCTGATGATGGCGGCAAAGCCTGCCGGCGTAATGGTGATCTGGGGGATGGGCATGAGTATGTCCTACGGTTCGCTGGCTGACAGCTGCAGGCGGGTAGAAGTAAGCACGCGGGCCACGCCCAGGACGCCGATGGCACCCTCGGCGTTGATGCCCTGAGTGAAGGAGTAGTGCGAACGCACGGGCTTGGCGCGGTCCACCGCAGCCATCACCTGGTCGATAAAGTCGGCGGTGGCGTCTTGCCCACCTTGACCGCTCAAGGTCAGCAGCAGCTCGAAGGTGTGGGGCTGGCCGGGCGGGTCCATCTGCCACCACTCGCGCAGCTGCACCTGTCCGCCGAAGCTGGCCACCACGTCGGCAATGCTCTGCGCGGTGCCCTTGTGCCGTTGGATCTGGAACGAGCTGGCGATGCGGGCGCGCTTGATCTGTTCCGGCCACTCGCTGTCCCAGGTGTCAACCGACACCGTCCACGCCAGGAACGGCAGAAACTCCGCCGGGCACGTCCACGGGTTCCACAGCAGGTGGTGAACCATCGGAATGCCCATCAGCTGCGCATCGGCGCCCTCCACGGCCCGTTCCAGCGTGGTGGCATTGGGGGGCAGCAGGGTGCGCACCTCAGTCATTGGTGCCTACGTGTTCGATCACCACAGCGGTGCAGTACGCCGCGCTCTGCGGACTGATCGTGATATCTGCGGCGGGGCTGTCCAGTTGGACGCGCTGCACGCCCTCGACATGCAGCGCCGAGTACAGCGCCGAGAGCGGAACGTCACGGCCCAGCCGCTGCGACTGGCTCAGGAAAAGCCGCATGCGGCGGTTGGCCTCGGCAATGACCAGGGCGCTGTCAGGTCCGTTGAAGGTGGTCAGCTGCGCGCGGACTTCGTACGGCTCAATGGTGGCTGCCGCCACAGTCACGTGGTCGGTGAGGGGGCGCACGTTCCCGTTGAGCAGGGCCGATTCCACCGCAGCCAGCAGCTGCGCAGAGGGCGTTCCATCGCCCTCCCGTGAAAGCACGGTCACCACGACTTCGCCGGGCGAAGGGCTGGCAACGCTGGCGTCGAGTACGGCCACGTCGGCCGACAGGGTGTGGAAGATGTACGCCCCTTCGGGGCCAGCAACTGACAGGCCCTCAGGCGCGAGCTGGATGCGGCGCCGGAAATCTGAATCGCTTTCGTAGGCCGCCGGTGTGCCCGTCTCGGGATCTGCGGGGGTCAGTAGCTTTCGCTGAACCCCGTACGGTACCGCCAGGTTGTCGAGGTCGCCGCCCTGGGAGTACGGAAGAAGGAGGCCGCGAGCGCGCTGGTTGAACTGCTCTCGCAGCAGCACCTCTCGGTACGCACTGGCCTGCAGGATCTTCACCACCGGGTCGGATTCGACCACGGCGGTGTACTCCGGGCAAAGGCGGCGGAACTCAGCCAGACGCTCGGCGTAGATCGACTCGAACGAGCGCTGCTCGAAGATGTCGGGCGCCGGCAGCTTGTCGACTTCGATGGCGGTAAATGTGGACACGACAGCGCCGATTCGGGGATGCGTTTCAGCATCCCATCGCGCGCGCGCGTGGCCACCGGCTACGCCGTGTAGGGCGGGGGATTACGCTACAGACCGTCCAGATGGTCGAGGATCAGATCGCGCACCAGCTGTTCATCGGCGGGCGAGAAGCCCAGCAGGCGCCGACGTGCATAGGTAACGCGGGGCCCGCCCTTGCTGACCGCATCGCTGCGGCCCTCCTGATGGATCAGTGCAATGCGCGATACGCGGCCGGTGAAGCCGACAGCCACCTCATTGGGGGTCACACGTACGCGAAGGTGCCGCGCTTGCCGGATCTTGGCGAACATTGCGCCGCGCTTGATGCGCCCGGCCTTGGCCCGACGCAGGGGCGCGGCACGGCGCGCCGCGTAGGGTGTGCCATCGGGGTTTTTCTGCGTTGCGATGCGCTGCTGCTGTGCCCGGCGCAGCGCGGCACCGACTTTGCGCGCCAGCTTGCCGCGTTCGGCCGGCTGCAGACGCCGCAGCAGGGGCGCGGCCCAGGCTTCCAGTCGCTGTAGATCCTCGCTCACTGCGTGATCGCCGGCAGGGTGGCGATCTGGACGCCGTCTGCGACCAGGGCGCCGCCGGCGAGCGTGTCGGCGTGGGCACCCTCTGCAGGCGGCTCGGGCAGGTGCTGCAGCTGCACGCTGCCATCGGCGGCGCGGGTGACCAGCACCCGTTCGGTGAGCGGCATCTTGATGGCCAGATCCACCAGGCTGTCGCCCAGCACGTCCACCTCAAAGGTCAGCTTCTCACGGTTGGCAGGATTGGCCAGTAGTTCGGGCTGGTGACGGGTCAGCCACTGCAGCAGCGGCACCATGACCGCCTCGGGTGCGCTGCCAAAGTCGGTCAGCACCAGGTCCAGGGTGTAGCGGTACTCGAACGCCAGACCCGGCCGGTAGGTACCGGCCAGGCCGCCACCGTCGACAAAGATCAGCAGCTTGTCGGGGTCGCTGGCCAGTGCCGGGACGGCGGCGACCAGGTGGTCGCGCAGCAGCTGCGGCTTCTTCATGGCGTACCTGCCTGCCGTTCAAGCTCGGCGTGCAGCTCGCGGGCCAGTTCCTGCAGGGCCACTACCTGCTCGGCGGTGGCGTGGCAGGTGGCGTAGTTGCTGGCGACGGTTTCGGCGACGGCAGAGAGCGAAGTGGCGGCGGCGGGCGCATCAGGATTTCCGGCAGGGCCGGCGGTGGGGCTGCCGCTCGCAGCGGTGTCGTGGAGCTGCACGAAGCCAGCAGGAACAACACAGGCAGCATCAGCGTTCGCGGTGACATAGATGGGAACCTCTTTGACGATGGTGTCGCCGCGCTCGTGCACCAGCTGTACGCGGTCCACGTACTTGGTCACGACGCGGGTGGAGCCTTCGGCCAGCTTGAGGCTGCTGGCCAGGGCGGCGTTGTCGTCGACGGCCTTGGCCAACGCCGCGTTGGCCTTGTCCAGCGCGATGGTGGCGCGGCTGACGCGCGACTGCTGGCAGCTGAAGAGGCCGGCGGTAGCCAGCACCAGGGCGGCCAGTGCGAGGGCGCGGTAGAGCATCAGCGCGCCCCCAGCGCGGCCAGAGCGCGCGTGGTGCGGGCGGTGCGGTCTGCCATGCCATTGGGCGTGGCGCGGCTGCGGGCGTTGCCCAGGTTGATGACGCGGCTGACGGCCAGCACATCGCGCTGATCGGCGTAGGTGTTGAGGCCGTTGTCTTTGCAGAATGCCGCCGCCGCCATGGCGCCGATCTCCGGCTCGATCAGCAGGCCCGGCTGTTCTTCCAATGGCTGGCCGATCAGCTGGCCCATGCGGCGGTAGTTGCCACGGCAGGTGTGCTGCAGCGGGCCACGGCCGCGGAACAGGTAGCCGTCGCCGCTGGCTTCGTTGCCGTTGCCATTTCGGCCGGCATACACCCTGTTGCCCAGCTTGGCCGGCTGATGGACGAAGGAAGCGGCCTCGGTCGGCGTGATGTAGCGGCCGAACACTTCCAGCAGGCGTTCGCGGCTGTAGCTGAGCGACTCTTCGACGCGCGACAGGCTGAGGCTTTCGTGGCCGAGCTGTGCCAGGAAGTAGGCCGCACGCACCGGCGTGTTGATGCCGAAGCGCTTCATCGCCGCGTTCAGCGGCTCGGCCCAGCGCTGGGCGCGTTGCAGCGGGCATTGCATGATCTGAGCGAGCAGGCTGGGGGTCAGCATGTCAGTTGCTCCCGAACAGGTGGGCCACGTTTCCGCGCGCCCGATAGACGGCCACCAGCAGCACCACCAAAAGTGCCAGCTGCCAAGCGGTGACGCGGGCGCCGGCGCCCT